CAGATCAGACTATATCACGATCCCGAAGGACCCTCTCCGTTTCCACCTACTTAGGTGTACGCCTTTCGGCTAGTCGTTGAACCTTCCCAAATTGGGCTTGGCTGCTGATTGTCCCTTTGGGATTTCCCAGCAATTAAAAGAGTTTTCTATTGATGTCACCACCAAAAGCCCCATATTAGTCTAGGGAATTTAACGATATCTTATACGCCATTTGTAGATTATATAGAGAAGCGCGTTTTTGGTCAAGAACATGGAGTTCGGCCAAAAGTGTTTCTTTTGTTTCCAATTTATACCTTTCAATATGTATATGTCAATTATATCACATTATCTAAAAACGAAAAATAAACTATCGTTCTTCATACACCCCTATAGCAGAGAACCTCTCTTTGAGTTCTTCTAGAGTCTCAGGACGCTTCATGCCCATAAGGTCTTGCCTATAGTGGGCATCTTGGTGGGTCTTAAAATTGGTTTTGAGTACCCATTCGTGACAGAATGGGCAAGTGAGAAGTAGAATATGTCCGGGAGAAAATTGGATCAACAAAAGAATATATTTTGGACCAAATGGCAACCCGAACTTAAAAAGAACTGCTACTATTTCAGCAAGTCTAACTTGCCCTTGATAGTTTCCATCTCGCGTTCGATATCCAACATGGCGTTCTTGGCATCACGCCGTTTCTTCATGTAAGTTTTGATAACGATTGGGATGATGCCGTGCTGCTTTTTCGAGTACATCGAGCCGTTGGCCGCCATGCATATGTCAGGATCCTTCACTGGGAAGTTACCCGCAAGGCACGACTCGACATTGCTTTCGGTCTGCCCGAGGTATGTTTCCGGGCTGAGGTTCAAAGCCATCATGATACTTGGGTACAGAGATGTAAAGTCGAACGATACCACATTTTTATACATGCCGGGCACAGGAGTTTTCACATAGGCACCCTCGATGTGAGGAGCCATGCCGCTATGCTGCCGAGGCGGTGTTACGATATCCAGTTTGAGCAAAGCATTGTGAAGAATAGCGTCCCAGGTTTTCACTGGGGAGAACACATCGTTGTAGTTGATTTTTGCCTCGTAGGCAATCGTGAGCGCAAGCTGGATGAGCTTTAGTTTATCATTCAGCTGAGTTACCAGCATGGCATCCACGATGTTGTACTCGACGAATGTAGAATATTCGTCCCGGAAAAAAACCTCGAAGGATTCCGTGGGATTTTCTAGCTTGGTGACGCCTAGTTCCTCTTGGGCCACGTTGCCCAACGACCAGGACTCCCGAGCGCCTGTGCCGAATTTTTTGGCAAGTTCCATCATGTCGAGAACGGCAACACCAGTGATGCTGTAATCGCATTCCTCCCGACCCTTGGACATCCGAACACCAAAATCAACCAGACCCCAGGGGGATAGTTTCTTGGCATAATCCTGCCCGAGAACAATCTGGATACGATTGATCAAGTATGGCACATCGAAGCCGTCAACGTTCCAGCCTGTGATGATGTCGGGATGTCTCTGCTCCCAGAAAGCCAGGAACAACTTCATCAACGACTTTTCGTCCTTGCAAATGGTGTATACGGTTTCAACTTTGTGCTTGCCAGTGGGCACGTAATCTTTCACACCCCAGGTAAAGCAGCGCTTCGTGTGGATATCTTGGATTGTAATCAGCTGGATGTTTCCAAGTGCGTACTTTGGGTCTGGGAAGCTGCCATCGGGCGCGGCAGAAGTCTCGATATCAAGAGAGTAGGTGAGGACGTGGGAAAAATCCCAGCCATGGAAGTCGTATTCATTGGCGTACTGGAGAACCTCGTTTTGCTGGCCATAAACTTCGAAGCCAGAAACATTGGCATACTTTTTACACCACTCCCGGGAGTCATGCATGTTGCCAGGCTGTACTGCTTTAACGCGATCGCCATAGAGAGTTTTCAAGCCCGACTTGGAGTTGGCGTCCTTGAGATAGTAGGTCGGTCCCCAGACGTCCTTACGAAGGGAAACGACGCCGTCAATTACTTCGCGGACCAGCATAGCGGATCCGTACTTGGCAATGCTAGTGTAGAATTTGCTCATTCCGTCACACCCCCGAGCATCATAGCAATATCGCGAATGCAGTCATCCACCGGATCATGAGACACTAAAGCTTCCTCCGAGTAGTCGGTGCAGACCGATTTGTCAACCGCGATGTAGCCACGTTCCGACTTTGGATACATGCAATCCACCCAAGTTCTGATGTCGCGGAAGCCGTAGTATGGAACTAGTGGTTTCACGCCCACGGCCTTGCATAGGGATTCAGTAATCATCTGATCGAACGAACCTCGGGTGTAGATTTTGGAATTTTTTGTGCCCCCGCGGCTGTGGAAAAATTCCTGCAGGGCAAACAAGCCATCCTCGGCAGACATATCTTTGAGGGACGGGATCAGGCTCATATTCTTGGCGGCATCGGGCTGAGTGGCCCACCAAGCCAGAGTGTCCTTGCTTACGCTGCGTTTGTAAACAGAGGTCTGTTCCTTGGCGTCAAACTTTACAAAAAAGGATTTGCGCTTAAGTTCGGCAATCGTGAAGGGGGTTTTTGCCTCAAAGGGAACCAAGCCGATTGATAGGATAACTGCGGTTGACGCCGTGTCCAAAGTTTCAATATCTAGCGCCCATGAAATGTTGTTCATTCAAATTCTCCATAATAAAGTCCATTATATCACGGGCTCATAGAACCCGAAATAAATTTAGGCGGTCAGTGATCTGACCCATGCGTAGGCCAGAGATTCATTCACAAAAAAGCGAATCACGAAGTCATAATCTTCTTTTTGTTTAGAGGCAATAACCAGAACATTTTTTCGGTTGGTGATGGAAACATAAAAGCCCCAGTCACCTTTTTTGAAGGTCGGAAACTTTACGATTGAGGTGATTGCATCGTTGCTCATATCAGAACTTTTTTCCGACGGTATACTTGGCAACGAGATTCCAAGATTTTTTCTGAGCAAAGGGTATTATTTTTACTGCGGTAGTAGGTACCATCAGATCTGATTTCAAGACGATTATGCAAAGACCCCACTGTTCAAGCAGGTTAGTGATTGTGTTGCGCCGGGCGATATCATTATATTCAATATAAGTCGGCTTTCCGTCCAGGTGGAAAAGCTCCTTGAACATCATTATGTAATACTTCCCTCTACGGTGGAGGATATGGCAGGTCTGATAAAGCGTCTTTTCGTGTTTCGATGCTACTCCTATTCGTGATAGGGTTTCTTTGATTTTCAAAAAAGCATCGGGGTCTGGCAAAATCACTTCATACATGCAATCTTCGGTCCAATGGAACGTATCGCTCAGGTTCTGACTGTTTGGGGTGATCATAATGAAGGGCCTTTGTTATTGTTATTGGACACTCCATATTTATAAACCCCAGATTTCGAGCCTTATCTACCGCCCTTGAACATCCTATCTTCAAGATCCTTTATATCATCCTCAGTTAGGATCCGGTTGTATTGTTCGGCGATAGTCTTGCTGCACTTATAAGCATCAGAAATAATCTTGACCCGCTCGTCCTTGCGGGGTTTGGCCCATGGAGCAAACCGCTTTCTCTTGACCTTGATTGCGTGATGATAAAAATCAAAGGCCCATTTTTTGGGGACCTTCGAGACTGCCATGCTGTTCATCTCATTGGCGAGCATTATGACGTCATAAAAATTTGACATTCCTCTGTTGATCAGAAAAGGGGCATACAGCTGATTGGTCTCTTCGTCGTAACTATAATCCCGATCACTACTCAGTTGCTGAATAACGTCAAATGCAGTTTTTGGTTTAGTCACAGGTGTAGCTCACAACAATATCGCGGTTGGGAAATTTGGCCATTGCCATATCAAGAACATCTTGTTTTACTGCGCTCTGGCCGATAAACGTGCCAAGGTTTAAGACGGAACAATAGTAGATGCCATCGGATTCATATATTTCAACATTTATAGGGAGGTGCCGCATAAGCTCCTGAAGTTTCTCCGATAAATTCCTATCAACCCCGGAGATAAGGCCCCGCCAGTATCCAAGAATAAAACACGCAGACGCAATTAGAAAGTATTCCATTTAGTCCTTGATAGGGTTCAGAAGCATGATTTCAACCAAGGCTGCCATCAAAGTGATTTGCTGATCGACCGCTGCCGTAGATTTGTAGCCATAATCACTCATGATCAGAATCAACTGTGGGATGGTTTCTGGCTTGAAATAATCAAAGCAGTTGTCATAGAAGTCGCGGAACAGCGCCAGCATCTCGATATCAGAGTTCTCGCCTACCCACTTACGGGCTGACTTAAAATCCTTGTCCTTGATTGCAGCCAGGAGTTCCTTGTAGGTATCCTTCGAGGCACCGAGCAAAATACCAGAATCAATCTTGCCGGTAACAGAGTACCGCTGAAGTTCGTTCAGGGTTTTTCGGAAGTCTGGAAAGAACTTATTTACGATCTGGGCAACGACTGGTTGATCGAACTCGACGTTGTTTGCCTTCAAGATCGTGATAACACGCTTGAACATCTTCGCGGCGAGCTTGGGTTTCTCCGAAGCAAGAGGCGCGAACTCGACAATCAGAGCCCGGGACTGGATAGCCGGGATAATCTTGGAAAGAGAGTTCGTGGTGAAGAAGAACCTCGTGTTCGAGAATTCCTCGATAGCCCCTTTGAGGGAATTGAACGCCTGGGCCGAGAGAGAATCGGCCTCATCAAAAAGAACAATCTTGACGCCCCCGCTCAGTGAGACCGAGCTGCTGAATGAAACCACGCTGCTTCGGATGTTGTCGATCGAGCTGTTCATGCCGCAGTTGATATAGAGCACGTCAGCGTCCATGTCGTGCGCAATGGCATAACACAGGGAGGTTTTGCCGGTGCCCGGAGGCCCCGAGAGAATCAAGTGTTGTAAGCTATTATTGGCAATAGCAGCCTGCACCATCGTGATGGTAGAATCCGGAAGGATGCATTCCTCCACGCTTGCGGGCCGATATCTTTCGGCCCAGACTTTTTCACTGCTCATCATTATCCTTGTGGTAGGTAACCATTATATCACATATCTTCATAAATGTAAAACCACCAGAAGGCGGTTGGTTCACTCAAAGGTGCTACTGGCTTCGAGAGCCGAGAAGAATACCGCATTCATGGTGGTATGCTTGAACCTAGAGATTTTCTTGGACGAGATACTCACATCGTACTCACCCGGGATAAGCTTCAGGTTTTCAGTCTTAAAATTTGCGCGGAAAGTTTTTGTGGTATCACCAAGAGGGACCGTGAACGAGTTTGACGTGGCCGATTTCAGATCAGCGACCTCGAAGGTCAGGCTTTCGCCGTCAGCCACCAACGACACGTCCGAGCTGCGTAGCACGCCGGCGGTACGAAGGACCAGAGCCAGGGTTTCCTGCGACAACTTGAAGTCAAGGTCGGAGGTTGGGAACTTGAGGGCCTTGGTTGGGGCAATCAAGATGCTGGTATCGGCCGCGTAGTACTTGATTGCATTGCCGTTTTCGGCGATCAAAGCATACTTGCCTTTGAAGGTAATATCCGGATCGGCGAACAGGCTCAGGGCGCCCAGGAATTCCGACAGATCATAGATACCGAATTCGGCATCGAACTCTTCGGTAATGGTAATGTCCGCGAGCACGTTTTTCTGTGGGCTGATGGTGGATACAACCGAGCCTGGCTTCAGGATGATGTTCTGGTTGATCGTGCTAAGGTGCTTCAGGACTGCGATAGTTTCTTTGGAAATTTTCATGGTGTTTCTTTCTTTGGTTTGAATTTGAATTCTGGGGTTTCGTGGGCATACAACAGGAACATTGCGTTGCAAATTATATGGGCCATGTGGCTTTCGCCAGTTTCAGGATCAACGGGCTCCCCGTTGCTGTATGCTAGTAGGTGACGCCATAGGGCATCACGATAACGCTGTTCCGCTCCATCGACATATTTCCAGTTATCCGGGCTATATTTCTTAGCACCACTTGTTAACACACGGGATGTCGCAATAAGAGCGGGAGCGGGCATTAGTGATGGCTGAAGTTTATCGCCATCGAACTTACGTCCAAGAATATCTGCCATACTCCCACACCCTTAGGCTACTACGCTGTACTGGGAGACTTCGCCGCTACGCGTGGTTTTCACCGAACGCTGAACGGAAATGCCTTTTTGGCGTGCCTTGTAGGCGGCGTCTGCTGGATTAGCAAAGCCCATGTTTTGCAATTGTGAAACAGTCAGAGTCGCGCCCGAAAGCATTTTTGATTCAAACTTGGATTGCATTGAGGTATTTTTCATAATGAATTTCCTATGTACCGAACATTGAAGATGGTGGCTATCGGTGTCGCCATAAATTTATTATAACACTGGCTTGAGGATCCAGAAATAAACTTTAGGTGCCTGTAGCCGCGGCCGCGCCGACCATGAGGGATAACCAGGAACTGATCATAAAACCATAGGCTACCTGCACATTACGGGTATCGAAGTTGTAACCGCTAAGCCATGCGATAAGGGCACAGAGGGTCATTGTTCCAAAGAAACCTATGCAGAAGTTCTTATTCATGATTGGTCATTGTGAGTACTCGGACACCAATCTGCCACTCTTCGAGTTCGATGTCCAGTTCTGTGAGCATTTCCTCTACTTCCTTCACAGATTTTGCGTAAACTTCTTGGGGATTGCCATCAGAATCCGGAACGACTGCAATGAGAATTTTATTCACACTTAGTTCTTCAAGGCGGTCAATTTCATCCAGGGCAACTGAGAGGGTTTTGCGCAAGGATAGGATAATGTTTGCCTCTGCGGTCTCCAAGGCTTTGTTTACCGCCTCAAGTGCCACAATTCTATTCTGCAGTCTAGATATCTCGGCTTTGTCTCTGGATAGAGTTGCCAAAAAAGGTAGAAGAGTCTCCGCGGCTTTTTGCTCCGCAGCCCAGCGCTGCTCACGTTTAGATAATCCGAACATAATTATTCCTTAGTCATAGCAGGGATGGATACCACCGCCTTAATTTGAACACATGAGAACACAGCACAGTACTATACAGTTTCACAGTAGTCACAGATTTTGTGGATCATCACTTCGCCTTTTTGAATGGTATGCCAAGCTTTTCCAACTCTGCCTTGTATTGAGTCTCGAGTTCAGAATCAATCTCGAGAACAACTTCAGCATCCACCGCATCGCTTCGCGGGAACTTATACACGCCCCGGCTCAGGGCGTTGTTGGTGATAAGCCAAAGGGCCTTCGAGATTTTGTACTTTGGATTCTCGGCTCGTTTTGATGCGAAGAACTCGTGGATGGCTTGCACATCCTGGTACGAGATTTCATCACCTATGTCGGGGTAACAAGCCTCAACGAGTTCGACCCAACGTTTTTGGGCCTTGGAAAGATCATGATAGGTTAGCATTGTGCTCAGCGAACGCGGATTTCGCGCAGGAACTCGTCGAAGAGGAAACCTGCCTCTTGAGCAGCTCTCACAGATTCATAGCCGCAGTCATCTACGTACTCAGAGATATCAGACAGGAAGATGCGGTATTCTTCGGAGGCCTTCAGGGTTTCTTGTGCTTTCATGATAAACTTTCTGTTGTTGATAAATTATTATATAATATAGAGCAATAAAAGTAAAATTATTTTTCTTGCAGGCCAGTCACGGTGTAGCCTTGGGCTGCCGCGCGGGACTTCACACCTACTGGCACAGGAGCTCCCATACGGATAGCAAGATCAATGCAAAATTGCTTGTCCTCGGGAGAAACAAACTTGTCCCCGAGCTTGGTTGCAACTTCCTTGATTTCAGAAAGGCGCTTGGATTCTTCTGGGGTGAAAAGTGCGACGGTCATGATTTATTCCAAAAAGATTACGGGGCGAGTAGAGTCGGATTCTTCATCTTCCGCGACCATCTCCATACTGTGATAGCTACTGTACTCAGCGAACCCGCTGACCACGTCGCTGACAGGAACCGCGACCCGCGTGTGGCAGCGATCGCCATAGTCGTATACAAACATAACATCCAGTTCTGGATCCATGTTCTGGAGAATTGCAATAAGATCTTGAGGTTTCATGATATTTCCGTGTTGATAAGTTATTATATCACACCCGAGAATAAAAGTAAAATCAGATGACCGGAACTTATGTGATGTGGAAAGTTACCTTAAGTTTCACGAACTCTGGGTGGGTAACTTTCATGTTCTGCATCAAGAAACCTTGGCGATCAAGCCGTTGGCCATGGTCACCTGAGCAAAGAATTCTCGCTTGGTGCCGGAGTAGAGCTGGGGGCGACCAGCGACCACGAAGCTGCCGTCCGAGAGGTACTCGGTGCCAAACATGCTGGTCTCCCGATACTTCAGTGGAGTGCCGATAGATTCTTTAAGAGCCTTTTTGGAGGCGTACAGGGCGAGCATGGTCATTTTTGATCCAGTGTGTTAAGATGAGTTATTATAACACGCCCGAGAATAAAAGTAAAATCAGTGTTCGGACAGGCGGATCTCTGAGTAGTCGGGGTGAACGATGAGCGTGGCCTCACAGCATCCCGGGAGGTCGGTATTCTCTAGAGCCACCAAAATCTCGAAGGCAGCATATTGATACAAGTTCTCTTTTCCCATGGTTACGTTATTCACAAGCTCCATAATAACTTCTAGCTGGGCCTCAGTGACTCCCTTGATAGTGAAGGTATCGGTTTTTTCTTTGTACTTGATTTTCATGGTAGTTCCTAGATAAATTGATGTCTTTTTGTCCAAGTGAATGTCACCAGTTTCAATTTCTTAAAAGTATAAATAAGATGACGACCACGAATTTATCAGATTCTGCCGTCCTTACTCAACCCTGTTAGGAGTCTCTATGAGCAACAAAACTATTTATTACATCTACGCCTATCTTCGTTCGAAAGATAGCACTACGGCTAAAGCCGGCACACCGTACTATATCGGGAAAGGCAAAGCACGGCGAGCCTGGGCACCCCATGGTAAAGTACCGGTACCAGATACTTCAAACATCGTGTTTATGGAAACTGGGCTCACCGAGATAGGTGCATTCGCCCTAGAGCGACGATACATTGAATGGTACGGTCGCAAAAGTGAGGGTGGTATACTACTGAACACTCTTGATGGTGGCCAGGGCGTCGTAGTTCCTAGAAAAGAGATGACTCTGGAGAATAGAGAACTATTGACTCTCAAAAGAGCTAATTTGAGAAAGGATAGAGCTTTATTGCGAGTAAAGAATGGTCTTCCTGTCTTAGATCATGGATGTAAGGGCTCTACAACTGTGAGGGATAAAGACGGGAATGTTTTTTCAGTTAAAACAAATGATCCAAGATATCTTTCTGGTGAATTAGTAGGGCACACAAGGGGACGGGCAACGGTAAAGGATCGAGATGGTAATTATTTTATGGTTGCCCGAGATGATATTAGAATAACCACGGGTAACTTGGTGGGTGTTATGGCGGGCATCAAACCCTCAAAACTATTGAGGGATAAGGCTTCAGAAGCCGGCAAACTCAAAATGTGGGTGAATAAGGGAGGCATAATGAGATTTATAGACAGATCAGATTTGAGCCTCTATAAAGATTATTCTATAGGAAGAGGATCAGATACCATGACTGGTTATAAGAAAGATAAAAGAGTGGTATGTAGAATTTTCGATCGGAGGATTATGGATGTCGGAAATTTTTTGAGATGGGATAAATTACTCGAATCTTAAAACGGAAAAGTTATCCCTTTTACTCACGCTGATTACTTGATCATACATACTATTATCGGGTGCGTTGTGACTGATCACAAAGTTGTTACCGTTTTCCAGCTGAGATAAAATATACACAAATGCCTCCTTACCAGCCAAATCGAGGGCAGAATCTCCCATTTCATCGAGGAACAACAGGTTACAATTTGCCGAGTTTTTCAGTTCTGTGATTTGTCGGAACGCGAATAGTATCGAAAGATCAATTTTAGTTTTTTCACCCTCCGAGAAGGAATTATAGCTAAAATCATCTCGACCACGCGACAAAATTCTTTCATCAAAGTTCTCATCCAGTGTAAAGTTTATGAAAAAGCCGAACTCTGCTAGGTACTTGTTGATTAGTCGGTTTAGAATCGGTATGTATTCACGGATGATTGCCGACTTGATACCACTATCCTTTAGCAGACCAGCCACGATTTCCTGAATGGATCGCTCGGTGAGTAGAGACTTTTTGCGATTGATCAAACCAAGAGCAATATCCGCAGCCGCTTTCAGTTTGGACTTTTCTGTTTCCAACCCAGTGGTATCTTGCTTCAGGGTACCGATACTGGTTATATGCCCCTCAATTTCGGATTCCAATCTAGTGATATCACTCTTGGTATGGATGATCGAAGATTTTAGTAGCCGAACTTTTTCATCCAACTCAGAATTTGCGCTGGTCACCTCTGTGTATGCTTCTTGCTCAACCGAAAGTTCTGCAATCCTTTGGGTCACGGTTTTCATGTTATCGGTAAGATTTTTCTTCGTGGTTTTCTTGTGTGAGTCTGTAACACACTGGAGGCATGTTGGGCAAGAATCCATACTATCAACCGAGGTAAGTTTCTTGTCCAAACGACTGAGCTGATCCTCGAGAAGGGATATCTCTCTTGATA